GCTACGGTTTCGTAGTCGAAGTTGTTGGTTACACGACCGATCCGGTTTTGGGGGTTGGAGATGACGTTTTTCATGGTGTGATTGTTTTAACACCACAAAGGTATGGTAAGAGATTGATCTTTCCAAATTTTGATGTGACTTTTTTCGATCTACGTAAATTAATCTTTAACTGAAGGTGTTAATAGATTGTAGGTTCTTCAAAATGTGTCACTTCACTACCTCCACCACTTACTTCATAGTTTTTATTAGGGAAAACATATACCTTACCACCTATTTTTGCATAAACAATATAATCAATACCTTTACTTTTACGCTTATAGTCGTTCTTCATACCATAAGTTTTAACAAAATATTTACCGTCTTCATTGACGAGTTTAGATAAAGGTTTTATTTGAAAACTCTTATCCCCAATAATCATGTCTATTGAGCCGTATCGGTCAATTATAGAACCAGGAGGGAACAACTCAAGATTACCTGGTGTATGATTAGAAATTACTTCTGAGGCATATATCTCAGTATTATAACCATTTTCTATTGACCTCCATTGGATATCCAATAACTCTTTCATAAAATCGTTATCGTTTTTAAATACATCAACTAACCATTCCTCTAAATCTCCGTTACCTTCATTATTCCATTTTTGTGATATTCTTCTTTGTACTTCTCTTTTTGTATCAAAATAATTCATAATTGACCATGACTCACCCTTACCCGTTCTCTCACCTATTGTATTTATATCTCTAATACCTGCGCTATATATTTCATCTTGTTCTTTCCAATTATTTGGAAACGCCTTTTTTAACGCACTCCTAATTAAAGTTGATTTTACTTCTCCACTATCCTTACTACTGAACAAAATTTTACGAATATCAGGTTGTATTTTTTTGAGTTTCAAATAGTCAACGTAACCCGATTCTCCATCTTTCGTAAAATCTGTAGGAGTAATACCTGTCAACTTAATACCATTTCCAATCAAATTTATATATGTATTTTTACCATGTGAATATTGGCCTTCTTCGGTTTTTAAGTCGTTGAAGTATACCCTCCACGGAGCATTAGTGTATGTTGGTTTAAAAACCCTCATATAACTAAAACTAAAGGTTACAGGACCGTCACCTGAAGTTAATTCTTTTAGAATTTTGCGTATTTGATCTCTCACGTAAATAAATATTCCTAAATTAAGAAATGTTTAATCAAACCTTTTATCCCACAAACTAAAGATTTGTGGATTTTTCGGTGGAGTTATATAAAACAAATGCGGTCTATGAGGGTTCCGACCCCTCTACTCCTGCGTGACAGGCAGGTATGATAGCCACTTCACCAATAGACCTTTGTACTCGGTACGGGATTCGAACCCGTGATTTCTTCCGTGAAAGGGAAGCGTCCTAAACCACTAGACCAACCGAGCATTAATTTAGTTATATATAAGTGTGGGTGAGAATCGAACTCAGACTCTCCGAATTTCTCCGAAGTTGGGAAACCAACCCGCCTTTGTTTATTTGTGGTCATGCCCACACCTAATATATAACATTGTTTCCCCATCAGGACTCGAACCTAAAACTACGGAACCAAAATCCGTTGTATTACCATTATACTATGGAGAAGTAGAGGTCGGAACTGGATTCGAACCAGTGTTAAATCTTTTGCAGAGATTCACCTAACCACTCGGACATCCGACCTTATTGGCACGTCAGGTAGGACTCGAACCTACAACTTTCGGTTTTGGAGACCGACGCTCTACCAATTGAACTACTGACGCATTTTGAAGTCAGGACAGGATTCGAACCTGTAATGTGGCCTCGTAAAGAGGATCATACCTTTTCGACTTACCGAGCTTGAGCCCGCTTACATATCCACTACCTGACTATATTTGAGCAATGGATGGGATTCGAACCCACAACATCCAGTTTGGAAGACTGGAACTCTACCATTGAGCTACCATTGCTTGTTTTTCCCGTATGTCAAAGAACACCACAAATATAAAACAAAAAACCCGAACTTTTGTTGTTCGGGTTACATTTTTTTTAAAAATATACTTTTTATACCCGAACAAATGGACATGATGGTTCCTGCTGCCAATCACAGCCGTTAAAACCTTTAATATGTCCTGTTTTGTTGAGCATTGTTTTAAATTCTGATTATAAATATACGTGTTTTTTAAAAAAGATCAATACCTTAAACTTGTCATAAATTCATCATATAGTTTTTCAGCTTCTACAGTGAAGATCCCACAGAATGTTTTGGGTACTTCAATCTTTTTGACAAATTTCATATTCGCCTCTTCAGGTGTACGATCCCCTTTCTTTGAATTACATTTTTTGCAACAAGTGACAAGATTTGCCCAAGTATTTCCTCCCCCCCTTGATTTTGGAATTACGTGATCAATGGATAAATCGTTTTTTACTCCACAATAAACACATTCGTGGTTGTCTCTTTTATAGATCTTATGTCTTGATATACGAGACTTTAACGGTCTGAAACTCACATAATTTAAAAGACGGATGATCAAGGGTCGCATAAAATCTCCAATCGAAGTTGAGATGGGTTTTTCTCCACCCTTCAAAATTTCAGCTTTTCCTTTATGTACCAAGACGAACCCCCTCGTTAAAGTTGTTGTATTGATGGGTGTATAATCTGCATTTAAAACCAAAACAGCTTCCATAATTAAAATTTTTAAATAAAGTATAGTTTATTTTAATTTTATTGTCAAAAAAAACCCCCCACTTTTTTGGTGGAGGGTTTCAGGTATTTAACCGTTTTGTTCTTCCTTATTCGGCAGTTGAAACCGGTCTTTGTTTCTCAAGAAACCAAAGACGACCAATACAAAACCGACAAGGACTTCGATAGCTTGGACTGTTCCGTCCAAGTTCTCTGTTAGATAATCAACCAAAGGAACATAACTGTTCAATCCAAAGAATACCAATAAGGTACCGATAGCTGTGAGAGCGTGTCTTACAACTGATTTAAATTTTTCTGTGTTCATGGGCGTTATTGTTTTATATCAATAAATATTCATGAACTTCTAAAATTCTTAATTAAGTTATCGATTAATATAATTCCTCCAAGAAGCAACAAACCTCCAGGAAGAAAAAAAACCATCAAAGTTAACGTTTTGATAAACCAATTCTGTGATTTATAATTCTCAAGGTATTTATAAAAAGTATTCATTTTATCTATGAAATTTTATCTTAACGAAAAACCATCGGTTGAATTTGACAAAAAATATGGAACAAATGTTTCATATGAATATGATTTTCATCCGTATGATGATCAATATCTTTGGAATGTTTTTATTAACTGTTTGGATGAGGATGATGAGGATGCTTGTGAGGAAATGAATGAATTATTACCTTTTATTTTAAGTAAGTTTCCCGATGAAGGATTCGAATCAATTTTTGGAAGTGAACCGATGACCGTTGTCTTTGGTATGTTGAGCGGATATCATCCAAAAGATATAATTCAATATGTTTCAGGTATTACGTATAAGAATAATATTGAAGCTAAAGAATTTGAAGAAAATATGAGGGAACACGTAGATCCGGATTTTAATTTCAACGGATGGGTTCCCTCATATTATACTCTGAAAAAACTCAACAAGTTCTTCAACTTTTAAACGAGAACATTGACGAGCATCGATGCGTCTCCTTCCCATTTGTCAATCTGACTCTTCGGGATTTTGATTTCAAATTCACCAAGAGATTCGATCTTGTTTTCAATTTCTTGACGGAACGATTCAACTTGGTTCTGTGTGGTTGGGAACTTCACTCCGAAGTGTTTGGAACATACTGGTCCGATGCTGGTGAGTTGTGACATCGGAGTTTTGAGAGTTGCTCCGCAACAACGGCAAACCTTTCCATTTTCTTTGGTGAGTTTGATCACCAAGTTGATGCTGGTCTTATCAAGGTCAACCAATCCAACCACATCCACGATGCGAGGGAAAAAGGTCAAACCATATTTTTCCTTGATCTGCATTCCGAACTTGCGGTTCATTTTGATCGTGTTGCCAACACCCAAGTTGAATACCTTTTTCATGTCGTTTGTTTTTTCAGAACACAAATATATGAATTGTTTTTCAAAAAACCAAATTATTTTCTAACATTTACTGTTGAGTAAAATCTTTTTAGTTCTTTGTCATAAAGAGTGGATATTGAAATACGATTGTATTTTGGATCTGTAAGAATTTTCCAATGAGAAGGACTGTCTCGATATTGAGTTAAAAACATGCTTTCCTCAGTTTCATCGAATCGATAATTGAAAGCCACACATTCTCCAACACCGATATATCCAACAAAATTAATTCTTTGGGATAAGGTATACTTACCTTCACTATGTGAAATTTTTCTATTTTGAAGTTGCCATAAGTTGTGAGGATGACTTAAGATAAGATACATAGAAGAATCATAGGATAATGAATTCAAATTCATTTCTCTTCTTACCTTATTCAGATGGTTATAAAAATTTAAACTCATTTGATGACATAGTGAATCGATATTTGTCTCATCAGGATCTAAGTTACGGGTGTTTGAGATGATGTGAGGGTGTTCTTCACAAGGGACAATAGTAGTATCTTTTCCTACTATTTCAAAACAGGTGTATACCTTTGATGACATACCTGTGATTTGAGATTTCATCGATATAGAGAATATCAAAAGAGGGGTGAAGATCAAAAATTTCATGTACACATAAATTATAACAAATATATAAAAATTTTTACAACAATACTAATATTTATTAATAAAAAATTAGTATGAAAAAGAATATTATTGTCGAGATCAATAGAATCAAAGAGATGATGGGTTTATCTGTGAACGATACTGAAAATCGTATCGATGAACAACTAGCGATAGGTTTTGGAAGAAAAAAAGGTCTGCTACCTTCAATCGAAAGAGAATATGGAGGTCCTATTGTTGGCCTATTTTTCAATACAGACGACAAAAACTTTAGAAAATTTAAACGAGATAAGGAAGATGATGTGGTAAGAGCAATGGAAAGAAGAAAAAATCCATTAAAATTGAAAGGTGAAAAAATATCCGTTGAGGAATTAATAAGTGTTATTGGTATTATCAATGAAAAACAAAATCCATCTATTTTGGACGAAAGATCTGCTTCGTTGGAGGAATATATGGATCAAGAGTCAAAACAAATTTGGTCTGAGTGTAAGGTGAGAAACGCTTATTTTTATTATTATATCCTAGGAGGACAACCCCCACATAGGTCTGACCAACTTTTAAGAACAATAAGTTCAACTGACAAAAGAAAGCAAAGGAGAATTAGTGTAGGCGATTACGAAAGTCAAAATGAAAAAAGACAAACGGAACCAAAAAAAGTTGAGGGGATTACAGCGGTAGATTACCTAGACTCTACCCCCACAGATACTAAATTCGAATTAGGTAGTCCTAAATTAAGTCCAGATTATGTGGAAACTTTCAAACAACTTTTCAGAGAAACACTTGATTTAGCAATTGCACAAGCACAAGAACAGGAAACGGAACAAGTAAAATTCCCTGGTATTGTATATATAAGTGAAGTAAAGATCAACTCATCATCATCTAGAGTTCCACAGACAGGATTACCTGAGCCATACAAAACATCTGAAAAAGATACTAGTGGATTTTTAGCACTTTCTAAGGACAGAGCACTTGCTTTAGAAGCTTTGATTAAAGAATTCATCCAAGATACTAATAATAATATTGTGACTGATGGAAATACAAAGTTTACAATTAATTTCCAAGGGGAAAATGGAGACGGAACTTCAGGCCCTGATTGGGATCGAACTAAGGGGGCTAAACATCCTGACTACAAAGAAGCGCAGATGGCTAAAATGACAATAACATTTCAAATCGCACCTAGAATTGAACCCACAGAAGTAATCGAACAAAAAATTACTGAAGCTGATGGGTACAGTATAGGTGTAACGGGTTTTGAAAGAGATACGTTGGTAATTAGGATTCCAAAAATTGGTTTTAAACTTAAAAAGTGGTTTCGTAAACTTGGAAACGGTGGTACCTACGAAGCAAAACCACAATTATCTAGGAAAGCACCTGAATGTTTTGAATTCTAATTAAAAAACAGTGAAAGTTGCACATAAAACCCATTTGTTTCTTGCATCAGGATCGTATTTAATTTTGTAAAGTACAATAAATGTTTGGTAATCCCAACCGTCTCTCTTTGACCATTTTTTATCACTTATCATAACATAATAGTGACCTTTTGGTGAGTTTTTCCAACGAGTGAAAAATTCATAAGCAATCTGTTTCGGGTCAACATACTGACTTGAAATATTCCGAGTACTATAGGTTGATAAAAAGTTTTCAATATTTGTTGTTGTGTGTGGAAAGTAACTTCCTGTGTACATAAGGTCATCAACACATCTATCCAAGTGTTCGATAGGGTTAATAAATTTTGTGGTATCTCTCTCGATAGTGACTCTATTTAGATTTACTCCATGATGGAGTCGAATACTGTCTCTATCATGATTGAGTAAGATATTGAAGTAGTAATTCACAGAATCAATATCTGATTGTGATTGAGAAAAGACACACAACGGTGTCAACAGAAAAAATAAGGAGATCAAATTTTTCATACCACAAATATAAATAAAATTCCCCAACCATCAAAATAATCGGGGATTTTATTTAGTGAAGGCGGGCGGACTCGAACCGCCGTCCCTAGTATCTCAAACAGAGAGTACTACACGTTTAGGTCATTATTAATTCACAATAATCCGAAATATCTGAATTCTCACACCGTTCAGCCACGGTGGTAATACTTTAAGATGTACTACAACCTTTGGTTATTAAGGTAACCAACCTTCAGTGGACTTCTGTTCATAGGTATATGTCCTGACCGACCCGTAGGTTTTCGGAGCCTTAGGCTGCGTAAACCTCTTCAGTTTGGATCAAACCAATAGACTGAAGTTTTGCGAAAGTTTCGCCAGTTGTTTTTGAAACCGTAGATTAAAGTGATAGATCTCGTCTCACTACGTGCACTCTGTGCCTGACCATACCGGTCAAATCCAAAATCGCCCCCATATTATCAAAGAACACTACAAATATACATATTTTTTTTAGATAAAATCAAATTTTCAAAAAAATATTCTACAGGTTTGTTAATAAATAGATTTTTTTTTATATATTTGTATAATGAAACAACAAGATTTAGATTTTTTTAAAACACTACTCAGTGTCCCATCTAAAACTTATCAAGAAGATCTGATGGTGAGTTTCATCACAGATTTTTTGTATAGCAGAGGATATGAATTTTACACTGATGATTTATCAAACATCTATGTAACCAAAGGTATTGCAGAATATTATCCTTGTTTTGTGTCCCACCTTGATACTGTACATTCTATGACCCCTATCCGAGTTGTAGAAAAGATGTTACCCAACGATAATGGAGAGATGAAACTTGCTCTGCAAGGGTACTCCATGTTTAATGATCAACACGTCGGTATTGGTGGTGATGACAAGTGTGGTATTTATGTGTGTTTGAAGTTACTTGAATCTTTGGACAACGTCAAGATTGCATTTTTTGTATCCGAAGAAGTCGGATGTATCGGATCCTCTGAAGCGGATAATTACTTTTTCTCCGATGTCGGATATGTGGTTCAGTTTGATGCTCCTTCAAACTATATGGTAAGTGAATATTGTTCAGGTGTACAATTGTTTGACCGTAACTCTGAATTCTTTAGTCGTATGGAACCTGTCCTGAGTGAAACATTCAACCCCGAATTCAAGTTACAAAAACATCCTTATACTGATGTGAAGGCTCTTAAGGAGTTATTCCCTCATATCAACATGATCAATCTATCTTGTGGTTATCACAGGTATCATACACCTAATGAATATATCATCGTTGAGGAAGTCGAGAATGCGGTTAATACAGGTATTGAAATCTACGACAAGTTAGGATGTGAAAGGATCTAAAGAAAAAAGTGGGAAAAATCCCACTTTTTTTTATCTCTTTTTTCTTAAGGTCACTTTGTCTTCCTTCATATATAGTTCGTATTTTTTATCGAGAACTATATTTTTCCGTAACACATTTTCTGATATAAAATCTTCAATCTGTTCTTGAATTGCTCTTTTAAGGGGTCGTGCTCCAAATTCCTCATCATATCCAATTTTCGAGATATGTTTGTATATGCTATCATCGAAATTGATGTAATAACCAAGTTCATCCAATCTATCTTTCAATTGAACAAATTCGATCTCAATAATTTTGTGAATGTCGTTTTCATTCAAAGAATTAAAGAGAACTATTTCATCTACACGATTCAAAAACTCGGGTGAAAAGTAATTTTTAACTTCTTTTTTGAGTATATCTCTTTTTAATTCTTCGGTGTTTGCTGCTCTCGATGATGTATTGAAACCAACACCTGTACCAAATTCCATCAATTTTTTAACACCTAAGTTGGAAGTCATAATGATCAAAGTATTCTTGAAGTTGATGTGTCTACCTGTGGAATCGGTGATGTATCCATCATCCAAAATTTGTAACATCAAAGAGAATATATCTTTGTTTGCCTTTTCAACTTCGTCAAACAAAATAACAGAATATGGTTTATTTTTCACTTGTTCTGTTAGTTGTCCACCTTCGTTATATCCAACATAACCTGGAGGTGACCCAATCAATCTACTTAGAGAATGCTTTTCTTGGAACTCACTCATATCAACTCTGATCAAAGAATTTGCATCACCAAAGACTTGTTTTGCAAGTTGTTTTGCGAGATATGTTTTTCCGACCCCAGTAGATCCCAAGAAAATGAATGAACCGATTGGTCTGTTTGGATCCTTGATTCCGAGACGGTTTCTTCTAATTGCTTTTGAAATCTTCTCAACTGCATCATGTTGACCAATCACCTTTTCATTGAGGTTATTTTCCAAGTTTATCAAAGCATCAACATCGTCAGCTGATAATTTAGATACCGGTATTTTGGTGATTGATGCGACAACATCATATACCATATCCTCAGATATCTCTTTTCTTATTGTGTTTTGTTCTTTTTCAAACTTGTTCTTTTGGTCTTCAAGTTCTTTCAAGACTTTTTTCTCTCTATCCCTCAAATTTGCAGCTTCTTCATATCGTTGAGCCTTAACTACTTCGAGTTTCAACCTTTTTATGTCGGCAGCTTCCTCCTTCAACTTTTCAATGGACTCGGGAAGTTTTGTTGTGACCTGACTTCTTGCTCCGAGTTCATCCAAAATATCAATTGCCTTATCAGGGAATTCTCTGTTTGTTATATATCTATCCGCCAAACGAACACAGGCAGTTATTGCATCATCGTGATATATTACTTTATGGAAATCCTCATATTTGTCTTTGATATTCATGAGAATCTGAATCGTTTCTTTCACTGATGGTGGTTCAACAACAACCTTTTGGAATCTCCTTTCTAACGCTCCGTCTTTTTCAATATTTTGTCTATATTCATCTAATGTCGTAGCTCCTATACATTGAATTTCACCACGAGCTAAAGCAGGTTTAAAGATATTGGAAGCATCCAAAGATCCCGAACTATTTCCCGCGCCCACGATGTTATGTATCTCGTCGATGAATACGATAACTTCTTTGGTTTCCTGAAGTTCCTCCAAGATCACCTTTAATCTCTCTTCAAATTGTCCTCTGTATTTTGTTCCTGCAACTATGGATGTCATATCTAAAGAAACGATTCTTTTGTCACATAAGTTTCTTGGACAATCCCCTTCAAAAATCTTTTGAGCAAGACCCTCAACTATGGCGGTTTTACCACAACCGGGTTCACCGATTATTATTGGATTATTTTTCTTTCTTCTTGAAAGAATTTGAGCAATCCGTAAAATTTCTTCATCCCTACCTACAACAGGATCCAACGCTCCGAGTTCAGCAAGTTTAGATAAATCTCTTGAGAAATTATCTAAGACAGGTGTTTTGGAGTTTGGATTTTGTTTTGGTTTTCTATCCTTTTTGGATTCGCTTGGGTCGATATCTTCAATCATGATTTATTATCTATATGGATTATTACTTCTGTATAATATTCAATAAAATGTTCATTCCAAAGATCCCATTTTATGTCAACTCCGTCAACAGAGTAAACATAATGATTTGGGAAAATTCTCAAGAAAACATCTCTAAATTCTCTAAATTTTCTTTTAGTTTCTTGGGAATTTAAATGCCACTCACCAACAGCATACCCCAAGTTTTTTTTCAACCAATGCATATTTTCAACATTGAAGATGTTATATTCACCCCCTTCACAGTCTGTTTTCAAGAAATCTATTTTTTCTAATTTGAATGTGTCAATAAAATTTTTGAATGTCATCGAGGGTACTTCAAAATTTTGTCCTTGATCGTCAAGAAAAACAAAAGTTTCTGAAAGTCCATCTATTTCAGAAATTGCTTTTGGAATGATAGTATTTGGAATATTTTCTAAGTTTTTACTTAAGGTTGGTAAAAATACAAAGCTGGGTTCGAAACTATAAAGGTGTGATATTCCTCTATTTTGTAGAGTATATCCGAACGGACCAATACTCGCACCAAAATCAACCACTATATCTCCTTGATTAACTTTGAAAATTTTCTCATATATTCTATTTTCAAATATCTCATTTTTTATTGTTTCTCTATACCATTCATTAGTATTCCCCCAATCAAATTTCTCTAAATTCATTTTTTATTTTAAGAATATATGTTTTTTATGAAAAAATCAATATTTGTAATTTTGTCAGGTATTTTTTGATTTGTATGACATTTTGTCAGTTTGTGAAGTTTGGCACAGATTTCATAAGTATGGATTTTCAGAAATAAACTAATAAAAAACTAATAAAATGTTACGTAAAAAAATTAACTTCAACAATTTGTTCTCTGAATTTGATTCTTTGTTCGAAGATTTCGGTTCATTTACTTCACCTTATATGATCAGGGGTAAAAGGAACGTGGAATCGGGAGATGATGAAAATGGATCTTGGACTAAAGAATCATTTGTATCAGAAGACGGATCATTTCAGGTGACTACAATATATAAAACATCTGGTGATCACAATAAGCCTTCAGGTGAAACATGGGATCTCAAAAAACAACTCGAAAGTGCGGTTGAAAAACAAGATTATGAGAGTGCCGCTAAACTAAGAGATAAAATCAAATCTATTGAATCTAACAAGGAAAAAATTAAAGAGTTAGAAACAAAGTTGAATAATTCTGTCACCAATCAAGATTTCGAATCGGCAATAAAATATAGGGATGAAATAAAAAAGTTGAAATCGTAAAATTGAAGCCCCTCCCCCACGGAGGGGTTTTTAATTCTTGATATATTTATAATCATGAATATTAATGATTATTTATCTACAACAACTGACGACTTGGTTCTTCTTACTGAATATAGAAACTTTAGAAGTCTCTTTAATGAACTTTGTGAAAAAGGTGCAGATCTGACATCTGAATCAGATAATACTGAGGTGTTAAGAAATCAACTAAACAAAATTCAGGATGAAATTTCAAATTTCAAAAATATTATCCAAAATAATGGATTTGATATTTCCGATAACAAATTTTTTGAACATATTTATTCAAAATTTAATATAATAGAAGAAGAAATACCTTTCAAAAATGGCAATAATATCTGAAAAAATAGAAGGAACAAAGATTTTGAATGAGATTGAATCCTCAAATATCAATCAAACAATTTATGATATCAAAACTCAAAGCCTTGAGGTAACATTCAAAAATGGATTGGTATATTCTTATGAAGAGGTTCCACATCAAATTTATACCAAATTTAGAATGGCTGAATCACAAGGGTCATTCTTTAATAAAGAAATTGCCAAAACTTTTAAATATAGTAAAAAATGAGTTCAATTAATCAGGTTGTTGATACCTTATTATATAAGGATGAGTTGAATCCCAAGTTTTGGGATAATCCTCAAACACCTGAAGAATCGGTATTGAAAGAAACAATAAGAAAACAACTTTTAAAAATTAGTGAAGAATTTTTTGAGTATTTGGATTTGGATATTTTCCTCTCAGATGTTACTATGACAGGTTCTTTGGCGAATTTTAATTGGTCAGATTTTTCTGATGTTGATTTACATTTTATATTAGATTTTGAACAATTAGAAGGAAATGAAGAATTATACAAAGAATATTTCAACCTCAAAAAAACCTTATTCAACAGTACCCACAACATTCAGATTTACGGACACGATGTGGAGGTTTATATCCAAGATATATTGGAGCCTCATCACTCTACTGGTGTATATAGTGTCTTACATAATAATTGGGTTGAAGTACCCAAAAAGGAAGAAAATCAAATAAATAAAGATGTTCTTAAGAAGAAAATTAAGAATATTGTCTCCCAATTAGAGGATGTTTTCCTCAATTTAGACGACGAGGATCCAAAAAAAGCAATACAAATATTGGATAATTTTAAAGATAAATTAAAAAAATATAGATCAGCGGGATTACTCAAAGATGGTGAAAAATCATACGAAAACCTTGTTTTTAAATATATGAGAAGGGCAGGATACATTCAAAAAATATTTGATGCCAAAAATAAAATTATTGACAAAACACTTTCTTTGGAATCATATAGTAGGAAAAAAAGATAATTTGTGTTTATCTCTATATTTATTTATAAAAAACTATAATGGCAATAACCGCTTGTACTCAATCAAACTACGCTAACGTAAACAGAATAAGTGTGGATAGAACAGCCGCTCCATATTACTCAATCCCAACTCCACAGTGGACGGAAGGGGATGATCAAACACAAATTGCATATCAATGTAACGCCGTTGCTCTTGGAGGATTCCGAGGGTTAAATTCATAAAACTAAAAATTAACAAAAAAATACAAATGTCAGATTTGAGACCATTAGGAAGCGAAAGACTTCAAGGGGATGAAAAAATCAGAAGAATCTTGGAGATCGCAAGATATAAAGAAGTTCCAAAGCAGGTAGTTAACGAAGTATCTAGCGTGGAATATTCCAAAACATTAAGTGATGGTGTAAAATATGTCATAGCCAAAGAAAAGCTTGGATATATTATCAAAAAATCTATCAACGAAGGTGTTGAGGAATATATTGAACCTATGAAGAATAGACGATATTATAACTCATATTCTCAAGCACTTAAGAGATTAAATTTGTTGGCTCGTGAGGTCAATTACACTCAAGGTGTAAATGAAGAAACAAGTCTTTTTGGTGAACAAAAGAAATTTGTTTTGAAAACACCAAAACCATCAACACCCGAACCAACATATGATGAACCATCTGCGGATCTTGGAATGGATGCGGGATTGGAAGCTCAAACTGACTTGGAGATGTCGGCAGAACCATCTATGGATGCCGGTACAGATACAGGATCTGAATTAGATTTTGATATGGGAATGGATGCCGGTGGTGAGGAAACTCCTGATATGGGAATGGAAACACCATCAGGTGAGGAAGGTACCGATTTCAAAACAATTCAAAAAATTACAGGTAAACTTTCTCAAAAATTAAGAGAATTGGATTCCACCCAAGGATTGGACTCCTCAAATATGAAATATGTTATCAATTCAATTCTTTCGGCAATGGATTTGGAAAAGTTCAAAGAAGAAGATAAGGATGAGGTTATTGAAAGATTGGAGGGTGAAATTGATTATGGTTTGGAGGACACATCTGTTGATGTTACAGCGGATGAAGATGGGGGTGGAATGGATATGGGATTAGATATGGAAATGGGCACTGAAGAAACACCAGAATCTCCTGAAAAAACAGAGGAGTTAGGTGAGGGTGGTGATTATATGATGGAGAAACCAAAAAGTGACTTAGATAAGATTATGGATTCAATATTTGCAGAATCGAAGGTTGAAAAAACTATCAACAAATACTTGAGTGAATCCGTTATTAAGGAAACCAAAATCAAAAACGAAAAGAAGAAACAACTTATGATTGAGTCAGTCAACAAAATGGCTACAACATATGAACAAGAAGTTGCTTCCAAGAAAATCATTAAGGAATTTAAAGAGGTTGAGTTAATCGGAAGAACAAATAAGAAAAATATTGTTGTTAAGATTAACGGTGAAGAATTTAAAATCAATCAGAAAGGACTTTTGGAATGAAACTCGTATATGTGAATGAACTCGGACCTGACTATAAAGGAAATAACACATATGAATTTATTTTCTCAAAAAACGAAGAGGTCTATGGTGAAGATTGGGACGTAACACCCGCATCAGGGAGACCATTTCCACCACAATTGGAGTTCATTCATTGTGTTTTAAAATTGAGCAGTTCCGACATCAAGTTGGAACTTGTTCGTAATTCTGATTACTTCAATATGTACGATGCAATTGATGGTGTCATTTCTTTGGCTTGGGAATCTGAAGATTCGGGATATGAAGGAAACCAAAGGTTGGTCTTTAGATTTGGAGATGATATTTCTATAATAAAGGATAAATTTTACGAAAGAGATATAGTTCTTTCAGAGGAAAAAATATTACAAACACCATGAACAAAAAAAATATTAAAGTCTTACTTGATGAAGGTTTTTCAATCAAAACAATTCGTTCTTTAAGTGAAAACCAAAGAAATATTTTGGCAAAAAAAATATTGAATGAAGCTCAAACTTCTGTTGTGAAAAAAACAACTTATACAAAAGGGGAAGTTGAAGCTATGAAAAATAAAGGAACAGGATTGGCTGTGAATAATGGTGAAGTTGTTCCAGGTCAAGATGGATCTTTGACTGTTGTTTCGGGTGAGGGTGAAATGAAAGAAAATCAGGATGATTTGACTGCTCTCACAAGACAAGATTATACAGGTCAACAAGGACCACATGATGCTGACGACATGGCACCTGATGGTATGGATGATGATTCGGACAATAATAGATCAATGATGAATGAGTTATCTGATGAAGAAATTGATCTTATGTTAGACATCATTAAATCAAAAAAATCAAATGGTGAAAAGGGTGAAATTGAAGAAAAATTTCAAAGCAAATCACAACAAAAATACTTTTTTGCCAAATGTAACGATGAATCATTAAGTAAAAAAGAAAGAAATAAATGGTGTAATATGGCTGACGAATTTGCTCAACACACTAACTTCAAAAAACTACCCGAAAAAGTGAAAGAAGATAATCTCAAATCTTTGGAGGAAAGTGTAATGAAAATTGTTAAAAAACATATTCCTGCGAGTATTACCAAAGGTGACTTAGTTAAATTAGTTAATGAAGCACCTTTAACAAAACCCGCACCTGTAAAGGAACCTGGTGTTGTTCCGTCGAGACCTGAAAGAAAAACACCTTTCCAACCAAAACACAAACCAAAACCAAAGGCAGGAAAAGAATTACCTGATTGGATGAGTTATTCAGAAATTTTTGAATCTGAACCATTTACAAAACCGGCACCTGTTAAACCAGATGTCGCACCATCCAAACCTGAAAGAAAAACTCCATTTCAACCAAAGCATAAACCAAAACCAAAGGCGGAGAAATAATGAGACAGGATTTAAAAAATACAGTAAGAAAGGCTTTATTAGAGGCTCCGATAAGATATGATGGTCCTGAAAGAATGGATCCTTCTTTGGAAGATCTTTTTAACAGGGGAGAAACACCTTATAGTAAAAATCCCGCACTTCCCGATAAAAATAACGACGGAGTACCTGATTCGTTTGAACAAATTATCGCAAGTAAAAGATTCAAGGATGTTATTGAAAACTTGAAACGTCTCACAGGTGTAAGAAATTTATCGGGAATGAATGGTATGATGCAGTTACAGACTTTGGTTATGGGTGCTTCGAATAGAATTCTACAGATTCAATCTAGTCACAAAGAATATTTGGAAAATTTAGCAATTGATTTGGTAAAGAAGGAGACCGGTATTACAGATCAAGTAAATTTTGAAGCGGACTTAGTTAATCCCGGTGAAATTACAAAACAAGGTATGAGTTCTAAACCAGAAGAGTACGATGAGGATGAAATTGAAAAACAATTCGGAGGAGAAGAGGACGAAGAAGAAGATTTTCAAGATGACTTTATGTCCTTTATGAATTCTATGGAGAATTTTAACGCGGAAACCGCAAAAAGAAGAATTCTAAATGCTTTGATTCAGGGTGGAGCAAAAAAAGGTCACTATATGTATCAACTTGTAGTACCAGAATTAGATAGATTGAATCCTGACTTGGTAAGATTGTATGGTGTTATAATGTCATACGCTGACTATTTATATTGGATTATGCCTAACCAACAAATGTTGAATATGGCAGGTAGTGGTGAAGGAATGATGGGTAAAGAAGAAGTTGACGAAACTACAGATCCTCCAACCGTAAAAGCACAGGCTACATGGTTTCCACTTCTCATTCATGAACTACTTAAAGGTGTGAACGATTTGGTTATGACTCAGGGTTTACCTGACGATCCAAGATCGGCAGAAATGGTTATGGGGGTTGCAGACACTTTACCACATGAAATTTGGGATATGAGAGTCGGACCAATTATATATGAAAAATTGGTAAATGCTTATCCTGATGAACTATTTGACGAAGACAAGAAAATCATTCAGTTCTATCTCAAATCAAGAATTGCCTCTCTGAGTACTGACGAGTTCTTCAAGACTATGAAAGAAATTCTCGCAGAAACACCAAAAGGCAAGCAAATTGTAGACAAAATGGTAAAAGAGATTATTCAGGAACTTAAAGATCAAGAATATGAAGATGCTATGGGTTCAGAAGATGATGATGAAGACTTGGATAATTTCCTCTCTAATCTCGGAATAAGTTTAAATTAATGGATGGGTTTAACAAGAGAACAGGTATTATTAGAATATGCCAAATGTGTCAAAAGTCCTGAATATGCGTTAAAAACATATTTGAAAACTTATGATCAAACAGTTCAGGGGTTCGTACCCCTGAAGTTGTTTCCTGACCAAGTGAAATTGATTGAGGATTTTGAAAAGTTCGAGGAAAATATTGCGTTAAAATATAGACAGGCGGGAGTTTCCACTGTCACCGCAGCTTGGATTTCCAAAAAGTTGATCACAGCTCCGAAGGGAAAACCTGAAAAGATATTGATCATCGCCAACAAACTTGATACCGCCGTAGGTATGGCTGATAAAATCAGGTCTTTCCAAGAACAATGGCCTGATTGGTTTGGAGTTAGTTTTTCATCTGATAAAAACTCCCAACGTCACTTTAGATTAACAAATGGTTGTGAAGTAAAAGCTGTTGCAACATCAAAAGACGCACTAAGAGGTTATACTCCGAGTATTCTTGTATTCGACGAGGCTGCATATATTGAAGCTGATGATGATTTCTGGGCTGCTTGTATGGCTTCACTCTCAACGGGTGGTAAAGTTATAGTTATTTCAACACCCAACGGATTTGATCAAATTTATTATTCAATTTACGATCAAGCTTTACGGGGTATGAATGATTTCAAAATATCCGAAATGTATTGGTATAGAGATCCGAGATATACCAAAGACCTTTATTTAGTAAAAACCAAAGATATTGTTCATTATTTGTTGAACAAAGAAGAATATACTGAAGAAGAACACGTAATTAGGTTGGGTGGTGCGGGTTGGGATTTGGATCTTGAATTTGTTATTCAAAAAATCAATGAAGGTTATAAACCTTGTTCTTCTTGGTTTGAAACTATGGTTAAGAAGTTGAAATACGATAGAAGAAAGGTGTCTCAAGAATTGGAGTGTAACTTTCTTGGTTCGGGTGACAATGTCATTGACTCTGGAACTATGGAAAAAATCAAGAAAAATGATATTAAAGAACCCAAAGACAAGATGATGGGAGGGGCGTTATGGGTTTGGGAGGATCCAATATTGGATCACAAATATATTATGGGTGTCGATGTATCAAGGGGGGATTCAGAGGATTTTACAACATTTAATATTGTTGATTTTGACACAAGAGAACAGGTTATTGAATTTTTGGATAAGGTTCCACCTGATATTGCTGCTGAAATTGCCTTAAAATGGGCACAAAGATACAACGCATTTGTGGTTATTGATATAACAGGTGGTATGGGTGTATCAACCGCAAGGAAGATGCAAGAGTTGGGGTATAAAAACCTTTATATTGATGGTCAAGTATCAACTGATATATGGAAATATGATCCAAAAGCGCAAGAGAAAATACCGGGAATTAATTTCAATAACAAAAGGGTTCAGATTATTGCAACTTTTGAAGAATATATTAGACACGGGTTTAAGATAAGATCATCAAGATTATATAATGAATTACTAACTTTTGTTTATATAAACGGAAGACCCGACCATATCAAAGGACAACATGACGACTTAATTATGTCTGTTGCTATGGCTTTATATGTTGGTGAGAGTAGTTTTTCCAAACTCACAAAGGTGACTGAACAAGCAAAAGCGATGATTGATTCTTGGACGGTAAATGAAAGTGTAAAATATAAAACTGACTTTATGAATCCGAGTGTTCCATCGTATTATGGTCAAACAAATAACGATTCCAATCGAAGTTATAATCAGAAAGACGTAGAGAAATATTTATGGCTCTTCGGAGGAATGAGAAGATAATAATATTGTATTTATTGAAAAAACTACTATTTTAATTACTATGGCACAAACTAATCAACAATATACAATTTGGCAACGACTTTCAAGGGTCTTTGGACCAGATTCCACATTGGATCAACAAGTTCCTCAATACAGGTTCGATAAAAAAGAAATTTTAAGAACCAAATCTAAAGGGGAATACGAAAAGGAAAAACTTCAAGCTCAACAGAGTTTGTATTTGGCAAACCAATGGTCAAAGGTTGAAAACAACCTTTATACCCAAGCCGTCTATTATGAACCAACAAGGTTGGCTTCATATTATGACTATGAATCTATGGAGTTTACACCTGAAATATCAGCAGCTTTAGACATTTATGCTGAAGAATCAACAACTCCAAACGAAAATGGATTTATTCTTCAAATATATTCAGAATCCAATAGAATCAAAAGTATTTTGGCTGACTTGTTTAACAACAAGTTGGACATCAATACTAACTTACCTATGTGGACAAGAAACACTTGTAAGTATGGTGATAATTTTCTTTATTTAAAGATTGACCCTGAACAAGGTGTTGTCGGAGCACAACAATTACCAAATATTGAAATCGAAAGATTCGAGAGAGGTATGGTTGTTAATACCGTTGCAATGAATACCGGTGTTGAAAACACTCACTTAACTTTTACTTGGAAAAATAAAAATATAGAATTCAATACGTGGGAGGTTGCTCACTTTAGACTTTTGGGTGACGACTCTAAATTACCCTATGGAACTTCTATGCTAGAAAAAGCAAGAAGAGTATGGAAACAACTTCTGTTGTCCGAAGATGCGATGTTAATCTATAGAACATCAAGAGCACCTGAAAGAAGGGTTTTTAAAGTTTTTGTTGGAAATATGGATGACAAAGATGTGGAAGCGTATGTACAGAGAGTTGCCAACAAATTCAAGAGAGACCAAATTGTGGATCCTAAGAATGGTAATGTGGATATGAGATATAATCAGATGGCGGTAGACCAAGATTATTTTATCCCTGTTCGTGATCCAAACGCACCAAACCCCATTGATACTTTACCGGGTGCTCAAAATCTGAGTGAAATTGCGGATATTGAATATATTCAAAAGAAATTATTGACGGCATTAAGAATTCCAAAAGCATTCCTTGGTTTTGAAGAAGTGGTTGGTGATGGTAAGAATCTTTCTCTTTTGGATATTAGATTCTCAAGAACAATCAATAGAATTCAACAAGCGATGATTCAAGAATTGAATAAAATCGCGATTATTCACCTTTATATCTTGGGATTTGAGGACGAACTTAATAACTTCACTTTGGGTCTAACAAACCCATCAACACAACAAGATATGTTGAAGATTGAACAACTTCAATCTAAAATTGCACTTTACAGAGACGCGGTTACCGATCCTGGAAATGGTATTCAGG